GTATTCAGCGGAAACCTTGAAATAGTTGAATGGGATGATAAAGATTTTGTTGAAGATAAATTAAAGGAATATATACTTAAATAACAATGAAAGAAAAAACACTAGCAATAATCGGGTTAATTTTAGCCATGTCATTTATAATTACCTTGGGTACTTTTATTTGCTCATGGATATTCAAAGGTTACTTTTAAGTAACTAACCAAATAGTAACAATTAAATAAATATAAAATGGAAAAACAAACATTTGAACAAGCAGTAAAGCCATTAATGAAATGGTTAAGTGAAAACAAAAACCCACACACGACAGCAATCGTTACAAGTAATGTAGCTGAATTAGTAGAAGGTGTTGAAGTAGTAAACACAGGTGAATTTTTAATCGATTAAATTTAAACAGAATGGAAAACAAGTTAAATTCAGGTGCAATCTTTAAGAACACCAACAAAATTAAAGAAACACAGCCTGACTACAGGGGTAAAATTAATGCAAACGGCAAAGAAATGGAAATAGCTTTATGGCTTAAACAAGGTAAGGCAGGTGCGTTCTTTTCTGTAGCATTATCAGAACCGTATGTTGCACCTGAGACAATGGAAAGAATACCTGTATCGGATGCTATGGATGATGATTTACCGTTCTAATGTACATTGACGAGGATGGGTTGCGTAAGCAATTAGTGAAGTTGTTACGTACCAAAACACGAAATCAAATCGTGCAGGACATTAAATCAAAGACAGGAAAGTTTCACCAATACCAAATAGACAAATTCTTGCAAGGCAAAGACATCACACTAAGCACTGCAATCAAATTAGACGAATACCTACTACGTGAAACAATGTAAAACCAAGCCACTTTAACAGGTGGCTTTTTTATTGTTGAAAACTTTTTAGCAACGTGATTAGATTTTCATCGTAAGTTTGATTAGAAATTAACCAATGGAGTTACTAACAAAAGTTTGCAGTCAACACAAAGAATGGGTAAAGATTGTTACCACGTTCGGAACTGAATATCCTGAAGATGTCGTGCAAGAAATGTACTTGCGTGTACATAAATACGGACAAAAGGAAAAGGTGCTAAACGAATCAGGTGAAGTAAACCTATTTTACATTTGGACTTTGTTACGTAACTGTTGGCATGATAGCAACAAATTGAATAAGATAGAGTTTATATCTATAGAAGTTCTTTACAATTTAGCGACTCAGGAAGATTACATACAAAAATACGAATCCTATAATAGAATAGAAAACTTAATAGAGGAAGAAACAAAGACATGGCATCACTACGATAAGATGTTGTTTGACATTTACCGGAACAAAACATTATCAATGCGTGACATTGCCAAGGAAACAAACATAAGCCTAAAGTCTATTTTTAACACCTTAAAGAATTGCAAGGAAAGAATCAAGCTAAATATAGGAGAAGATTTTGAAGATTATTTAAACAACGATTTTGAACTAATAAAATAAACAATGGAAAAACGAACAACAAAAAAGAAAGCAGAAGGACTAGGAGATACAGTAGAGAATGTATTAAAACTAACAGGTATTTCTAAACTTGTAAACTTTGTAGCAGGTGAAGACTGTGGATGTGAAGAACGCAAAGCAAAGTTAAACGCTTTATTCCCTTACAGACAAGTCAAATGTTTAACTGAGGATGAATACACGTACCTAACAGAATCAGAGGTACTAAATAAACAAACCTTAAAACCAAGTGAGCAGGATGCAATCTTAAAGATTTACAATCGCATCTTTGGAATCAGCAGAGAACCTACATCATGTGCAACTTGTTGGATGGAGATAATCAATAAAATGAAAACTGTTTTTAACGAATACGTAGTTGAGTAACATGGGTTATTATCTAGTTGACCATGGGAAAGAAATGATTGCAGAAGCAAATGTTTTGACCGACCATCTAACAAAGCAAGGACATCACTACGTTGTTTACTTGACAAATGCTGATGGATTAATGTGTGTTGAAGAGATAGACGAGAATGAATTTTTAGACCACTTTAAAAAAAACAATGCAAGTAAATAAAGTAAACATAAACACCGTAAAGACGAATCCAAAAAATCCTCGTCTAATCAAAGACGATAAGTTTCGTAAATTAGTTAAGTCCATAGAAGAGTTTCCTCAGATGTTAGAGTTGCGTCCAATTGTAGTTGACGAAAATAATATAGTCTTAGGTGGTAATATGCGTTTAAAGGCGTGTAAAGAAGCAGGACTTAAAGAAGTGTTTATTGTCAAGGCAGATAACTTAACGGAACTACAAAAAGACGAATTCATAGTAAAAGATAACGTAGGCTTTGGAGAGTGGGATTGGGATATGTTAGCTAATGAATGGGATTCCGAACTACTAAATGAATGGGGGCTTGATGTATGGCATAACGACGAAATGTCAAACCTAAATGAATACGAAGGCTTAGATGCAGAATCAAAACTTGACAAGTTCCTAAACAGTGAATTAAAAAGAATGTTTTTAGTTTACGATAATGAAACTTTTGAAAACGTTATTGCCTGGTTTAATAAGCAGCAAGAAAAACACGAACTAGAAAACCACAGCCAAGTCATTTTAAAACTTATGGAAAATGAAAACATTTGAATTAACTAAAATTAAAAATTGCGACAACTTAATTAAGCAAACACCAACACGAAATGACTATAACCTGGTAATAAACGAAGACACCTTATTTACAAAGAACGGTGTTGCTGTAGGTTTATATATTAAGATTAGCCAAGAACATAGTAAAGCAATAAGACAAGCTAGCATAAACACTAAGTTTGTTAAAAGTTACAGGACATCTGCATTACCAACACAATCTAGCGTATTTGGTAGTTTACCGCGGGCAGTATTAAGAAATGATTACTGCAGGTTTTCAGCACAAACAAAGAATGAAAAAACGAACGCTAATATTTTGTTTAGCTTTTTACCACAACTAACCGAAATATACAAAACTTATTTACCTAGTCAATACGAACACGATTTAAAGGTAATAAGCGAAAACGTAAACACGGACTACTTAATAAAAGACAATACACCTTTTACCACAGCAAACATTAATGTAAACCATGCAATCAAATACCATAAGGACACAGGTAACTTCAGGGGTAACTTATCAAACGTACTTATTTTACGTGACGGCATAGTAGGTGGTGAATTAGTTTTCCCTGAATACGGGTTTGCATTAGCCCAAGAAGATAGTTACTTAGCAATATTTGACGGGCAGTCAGAAATACACGGGGTAATGCCAATCATTAAAACTAAGGAAAACCCTTACCGCGCATCTATCGTTTATTACACATTGGAAAACATGAAACATTGCTACCCTTTTAAAATGGAAGTTGCAAGGTTACAGAACGTAGCATCGGTAAGGGCAAACAATAGGGCAAACAACAAAGACCCTAGAAGTAAATAATTAGAAAATAATAAGAATATGCCAAACGAAGAGAATTTAATACCGGCTAAAAAAGGGGAAGTTAGGAACCCAAACGGCAGGCCCAAAGGTGCAAAGAATAGAAGCACAATAGCGCGCCAATGGTTAGAAGTAAACCAAAGTTTAAAGAACCCTTTAACCGGTGAACAGGAACTAATGTCACAGGAAGATTTAATGACCTTAGCCCTGGTTAAAAAGGCCCGTGAAGGTGACGTAGCTGCATACAAAGCATTAATGGATTCCGGTTACGGCGCACCATTGCAACAAATAGAACAAACCATATTAGAACAACCTTTATTCCCTGATGTTCAAACGGACGACTTCGATAAATAAAATACTAGCGTTAAAAAAACGTATTAAGATAATACAGGGCGGGACATCTGCCGGTAAAACTTTTGGTATACTGCCAATATTAATAGACAAAGCCATACGCAAAGAAAACACAGAAATAAGTGTAGTTGCGGAATCAATACCACATTTACGCCGGGGGGCTTTAAAAGACTTTCTTAAAATAATGAAGTGGACAAACCGTTATATAGACGGGCAGTTTAACAAGTCATTACTTAGGTACGAATTTAGGAACGGTTCAGTAATTGAATTTTTTAGTGCTGATGATGCTAGTAAGTTAAGGGGTGCGCGTAGGGACATTCTATATATAAACGAATGTAATAACGTAAGCTTTGAAGCATATAACGAACTATCAATAAGAACTAAACGCGAAGTTTTCCTAGACTTTAACCCGGCAAACGAATTTTGGGTACATAAGGAACTAAAAGATGAAAAAGATAGCGACTTTATTATTTTAACCTACAAAGATAACGAAGCACTTGACGAATCTATAGTAAGCCAAATAGAAAAGAACCGTGAAAAAGCAGCAACTAGTAGCTATTGGGCTAATTGGTGGCGCGTTTATGGCTTAGGGCAAATTGGAAGCCTGGAAGGTGTTATCTTTGACAATTGGAAAACCATAGACAAAATACCTGCTGAAGCCAAGTTAATAGGTGTAGGCCTTGACTTTGGTTATACCAACGACCCAACGTCAGCAATTGAAATATACAACTATAACGGGCAGCGAATAGTTAACGAATTAGTTTACCGTACAGGCATGGTTAATAGTGACATTGCAAAAGTGCTGCCTAACCATGTAACAATATACGCGGATAGTTCAGAACCCAAATCAATAGAAGAAATACGCAGGTTTGGCAAAATGATTAAAGGCGTAACCAAAGGCGTAGATTCTGTAAAGTTTGGAATTGACGTAATGCAAAGGCAGGAATACTTAGTAACATCACAAAGCACCAACTTAATTAAAGAACTTAGAAGCTATTGTTGGGGGGTTAAAAAGGACGGTGAAAAAACGAATATACCTATTGACAATTACAACCATGCTATAGATGCACTAAGGTATCATGAAATGGAAACACTAGGCTTAAACAAAAACTATGGAAAATACAACATCAGATGATTTACCAATGATGCAAAGGGTAGTTGAAGACTACATTTACCAACGCACCGGTAAAAGAATAAAAATAGTTTTTAACGATGTTATGCAAATACGCCGGCACTTCCAAATGCTTACAGCTGCATTCGATATTATCCAAGTACAACAAAATAAGAATAACTAAGTTTATAATATATGAAAGTAGAAATTAACGTACCTTCTTCCTTAAGTGAAATACCTTTAAAACATTACCAAGACTTTCTTAAAGTTCAGGCAGATTCAAACGATGAAGAATTTGTGGCACAGAAGATGATTGAAATATTTTGTGGTATACCCTTGCAAGATGTGGTTAAAATGAAGCTAACAAGCTTAAACGGGCTAATATCGCACTTTACAAAGTTGTTTAGTGAAAAACCTAAGTTCCAAAATAGGTTTAAAATAAAATCAGCAGAAGGTGAAATTGAGTTTGGGTTTATTCCGGAACTAGAAGAAATAAGTTTTGGGGAGTATGTAGATTTAGAAGCGCACCTTGCAAGTTGGGGCACGTACCACAAAGCAATGGCTGTAATGT